TTATTCCGTTATTTTTGTGGCATTTGTGGCAAAATTTGTGGTATTTTCATCCGTTTTTAGTGTGAAAAAAGCATCTACTTTAGACTGATTATGTTGACGTAAATTAGAACTTAGGTGGCTATAATATTTTAATGTTGTATTAATATCATCATGACCAAGTCTATCAGCTACATAAATGATATCCATGCCTGCCTCAACGCATAGTCCTGTGTGAGTGTGTCGTAACTTATGCAATGTCACTGGTTCAGAATTAATTGTACTGCATATCTTTTTCAAAGCTTTATTACATGATGCGTTATCCACTGGTTTATTGTGATAGGTAATGAATAATAACATCTGTGGATTTTTTATACTATATTCTTTTATATAAGCACTATGCCATGTGAGATAAGACTGTAAATATTGAACAGTAGAGTTATCAATATAAATCACACGTGATTTTTTTGTCTTGGTATCAATGAATGTATTAGTGTACTTATAATCCCACGCTTTATTGACTGTTATAGAACGTTTAGCGAAATTAATATCTTTCTTTGTTAGTGCAATAATTTCTTCGAACCTCATACCTGTCTGTACTGCTAAAAAGATAACTGCTCGTGATATAGAATGAAATTTTGCAAGTTCTTCTAATAATAAATGAACTTTGTCCGTTTCCATAAATTGTGCTTTTGTTTTTGCCACATCATGTCCGCTTATATGAGCGCCTATGGCTGGGTTTTTCTTCATGTAGCCTAAATGGACAGCTTTATTAAAAATCGCTCTAATTTTGCGGTGCCGGGTGTCTACAGTGGATATTGCATAGTCTACAGATAAATGATTAATAAATTGTTGATACTGCACAGCATCAATCGAATTAAGTTTAATTTTTTCATCGAAATAATCAACGAACTGATTATAAGCAAAATCATATAAATTAATTGTAGATTGACTGCTTTTTCCATCTTTAAAAGTTTTCATGAATAGTGTATAAAAATCTTTGAAGTTCCATTCTTTTAACGAACTACTATCATGCTGAACTTGTTTTAAGAGTTTAGATGCTTTATACATTAAGTTTGTTTCACTTGTATCTGTCAAACGCTTTTCTTTCCATTCACCGTCGACTTTTATGCGCAAACGAACGGCGTATTTTCCGTTTGTTAATTTTTTTATCTTCATTAATACCACCACCTGTTTATTTTTGGAACATATGTTCTTTTGAAGGTTATAGCAAATTATGGTAAAATGAATTTGCATACTCTATGTGTGTATTTAGAAACGCTTGTCTCTGTGCGGGGAGGGCGTTTTTTTTTGTTATTTTTAATTAATTATGTTCTCCGGTCCATGTCCATGATGAATCATATAAATGAATTTCATATGGTCCATCATTTTTCACATCAAAAAATACATTTCCGGTATAAGTTTTTCCAGGTGCAACTTCTTCTACAATAAAATCTTTAGAAGAAACTTCTCCTTTTTCATCGTTTCCATCATATATTGAGAATTCTGCCGCATTAGCAGTATAAGATTCTGTTCCAGTATTTTTAAATTCAACTATGGCTTTAATAAAATAATTACCGGTGCTTTCATCTTCAGCTGTAGGAGTGACCTTTTGTACCTCTTTTATTTTCACATCCACAGAGGTTCCATCGTCTTCATTACTAAATGATTCTACATCTCCTATGCTTAAAGACTCTGTTTCATCTGTGTTCAAAGATTCATCATTGTAGTTATCTTCGCTATCATCTGAATATGAATCTTCTTGAGAAACAGAATCATTAGTTGTGTTTTTAGATACGCCTTCCTTAACAGCATTAAAACCACCAACTGCTAAAACAATAGTAAAGATTATCCCTAATATCACTGATGATATTGTAGTAATTAACCCAGCCTTTCTTGTTCTTTTAATACATAAAAGAACGATTCCCGTTACTAGTCCAAAAAAGCCTAGCACTAACATAAGCACTGATAAACCAATCATTTCATTTCTCTCCCTTTATTATTTTTTATATAAACACAATAGTGTAAATACCTAACAAGCAATAATTTGAATGCTACTTCTAAAAATAATTACATAGCCATTACATTCAACTGTATTTCCGTATTTGTTCTTATAGTATTCAATAGAATGTTTTAAAAAATCTTCTGTCACTTCTAAAAAATCTGCAACTTCATAGTATTCTGTGTAACCTTCATAATAAGAATCAATTATTTTTCGCAAAGGTACTAGTGATTCATAACCCCAATTCCTGGCAAGTTTTTCTTGTTTTCTATCATTAACTGTTTTCTGTTTGATAATATTGCCAACGGTTAAATGATGATGACCAACTTCCTCTGCCAATGTGCAACGCATTTCAACATCACTCTGGTTCGGATTTACAAAAATATGTTTATTGTAATACAGCCCCTTGTGAGTATTTTTCATTTTTGTATCTTCTATGATAGTTAGTTCAGGATATTGTTCTCTGTATTTATCTAACCACATAAATCCATCTCATTTCTTATTTATATTTTTGTTGAATGAAATCAATATACTCAAGAATTTTTTTCATATCTTCTTCTGTTGCGGATGGATCAATATGCGCGGCTAGTGTTGTCGCTTCTTGAGGGATGTCGTTGTCGACATAGGGGTTGTCAGTTCTTCCTACTAAGTAGTCAATTGATACATTAAAATAGTCGGCTACTTTTTGAAGTTTGTCTAAAGCTGGTTTTTGAGTTTTCCACCTGTATATAGAGTTTTCACCCATTTCTAATTCGCTAGTCAATTGTGAAATTGTTATTCCTTTCTTAGCAGAAAGTTTTTTTATTCGTTCAAACGTAGTCATATCAATACCTCACAGCATTATTGAATACAAACTACCGAAAAAGGTTGTAAAAATACTTTACAACTACCATAAGTGGTGGTAAGATATATTCATAAGCTAATTATTTAGCTAAACAAGACAACAAATAACCCCATAAAAATACTCGTTCCCCAACGATTAATGGCTTTTGATAGGCTTATTTAGCTATGGGTATATACTATCACTATTGGTTGTTTTTGTCAACATTATGCTAAATAATTAGCTAATAAGATAGAAAGGAGTGATGGGGAGGTGATGGACAAATGGAAGAAAATAACGAACAAACAATTTCCAAAATAATGGGAATTCTTATCAAAAGTGAGTTGAATGCATATGAAGTTATTGAACTACTAAGTAACGTGCAAAGCACATATCTGAAGAGAAGTTGGCACATCTCTATAAATAAAAAAGCGGACTAACAATCTGTCCGCCAATACGACAATCAATCATACATGTCTATTATTGTGATGATATTTGAGGTTTTTAAAAACAATGGTGTGTTGTGTTTAAAATCTCCATTTTGAAAAGTATAATCATGGTTTCTATATTTTAATTCATCATTACAATCGTGTCGTTTGATGCTTAAATATTTATATTCATTTAAATAATTCAACAAATCATAATAATAGTTTTCTCGCCAACTGTATCCACTGTGCTCAACTTCTACATTTGGAATGGAAGTATACATTGAAATAATGTCAAAACCATCTATTACTATACTTGTTCCATCCGCAATGCAGATTTTTAATATCATATCCATTTTATCACCTCGCTTTCACGATAAATTATAACACGTGAAAAACTAAACAAGAAAGGAGCAAAAACATGTCAGTAGAACATCAGCGTTTTGCGGTTGCAGTATACGCAAAACTAAAAGCAATAAATATGAAACAATCTGATTTAGCGAAGACATTGAATATTAGCAATCCGTATTTGTCAGATATTATAAACGGCAAGCGCGAAGCGTCGAAAGTTAGAAAAAACATCATTGAAATTTTAGAATTGGAAATTCACGAAAGGAGCGAATGAAATGGGTCGTCCTGTAAAGAACAAACATAGAGCTATAAATTTCTTGTATGGTGTTTGGACATTAGAAGAATTCGCACAAGCTAGTCCAAGAACTTACGGTTGGTGGTTAGATAACATAAAAGACTTTCCAGAGCTTGCAGAATTTAGCAATTGGGCTACGAAAAATCAACGTGAAGCGTGGGCATTTGATGCAGTAAAAGCGAATGATTGGCTGATTAAAAAATTTGTATATAAGGAGGTCTGAAAATGATTGATGAAGTCGAACTATTACTTGCCAAAATACGAAAATATGACCCAAATTTTTGTCCTAAATCAACGGGTAAATATTTACTCACAGAGCTTCAATCTCGGCATTTAGACCACGAAATAAAACACAAGAAGAGACCAAAGTACAAGCATAGATTTGCGAATTCGATTGAGCGGCATTGGTAAAAGAAAAACCCACAGCTATAAATAGTAAGTTAGAGCTTACTAAAACTGTGAGTTACGAAATAATATTTGTATTAATTATAGCACAGATGTGGAGATAAGAGAATGAAAAAATTTTTAAATGAACATGAAAGTAAGCTACTAGTATTTCTGTTTTGTTTCCAAGTCGGAGCATTATTATCAGTCACATATATTGTAGCAGAGTGGATTAAAATATTCTTGAAATGAGGTTTTTAAATGAAGTTATTACGATTTTTTGGGCTAATAAGTATTGATGAAAACGGAAATGAATATATTGAAAAATCAGATAGATACACATTGGTTTGTTTAGCTTTGACTGTGTTGATCGCACTTGTTGTAGGAATCGGTGGATTGATATTAAATGGCTGAATTAATAATGATTGTTGCTTTGATACTTCTATTAATGCTGCTTGCAAGGAATGATAGAGAATGAATGTAGAAAATCCGCTGATAGTTGATGATTACTGGGATGATGGATTTCGACACTGAGGAATGAGGCGAAGGCATGACACTAACAACAGAAACAATTAATAATTTAATCGGAATAAAAGAATCATATCAAGCATCTGATGCGCTAATGAAAATATTGTTTGATAGAGAAAAACGAGAAGAGATATTTAAGCAGTTTTTACAACATGATACGCATTTAGAAAAAGATTGGTTTCACGTCTATTTTGAAGAAGAGCATGCGAATAAAAAGAAATATGCACAAGATTTTACACCAACTGCAATAAGTAATGTTGCCTCACAACTGGTACGAGGATTAACAGACAGTCAGGGCGGAACAAGATTAGATGTTGCTGCCGGAACAGGTAGTTTAACGATTTGCAAATGGTATGAAGATTGCCTAAAATATTCGCCGTTTGATTATCTACCATCTATGTATTTGTATCAATGTGAAGAATTATCAGATCGTGCGTTACCTTTCCTTCTTTTCAATTTATTAATTAGAGGAATGAACGCAACAGTTATTCACGGGGATGCGCTAACAAGAGAAGCGAAACAAGTGTATTTCATTCAAAACGATAAAGACGATTTATTAAATTTTAGTTCTTTCAACATCATGCCACACAGTGAAACCGTAGAGAAGGAATTTAATATTCATAAATGGATAGAACCAGTTATCGAACATATAGAAAGCCCTCTTTCAGTAGCTGATAGATATTTAAATGAGTTAGAAATAGAGGACGAAGAAGCATCACAATTGAAACTTTTTTTTATCGGTAATGTGCACGAAAATTTAGGATTGTGGGAGCATAGTTAAATGACTTTAAGAGAAGCATTAGAGAAGCACACAAGACATATCATGTTTTGTGGCATGTGCGAGTGTGGAGAAGCTAAATATGATTTGATCGTGGACGGCGATTTGACGTATCCGCCTGTACATGAATCAACTATTTTGGAAGTAAATCCGGATTTGTTGGAGGTGGCAGAATGAAACAAGAAGAGTTAGACATCATATTAGAGAATCATGGGAAATGGCTCCTCAACGAAGGTGGCGAGAGAGCGGATTTAAGTAATGCAGACTTAAAAAACACAAATTTAAGATTTGCAAATTTAAGACTTGCATATTTAAGGGGTGCAGATTTAAGTAATGCAAATTTAAGAGGTGCAGATTTAAGATTTGCAAATTTAAGACTTGCAGATTTAAGGGGTGCATATTTAAGTAATGCAAATTTAAGAGGTGCAAATTTAAGATTTGCAGATATAAGTAATGCAAATTTAAGTAATGCAAATTTAAGTAATGCAAATTTAAGTAATGCAAATTTAAGTATTGCATATTTAAGTAATGCAAATTTAAGTATTACAGATTTAAGTAATGCAAATTTATATAATGCGAATTTAAGAGGTACAGATTTAAGTGACGCAAATTTAAATTGGGTAAACTGGCAACATGTAGAAGGCTTAACAGTTATCTGCGTACAAGTAGATACAACTAGAAAAAACAATCAAATAGCATATATCAAAGAATTAGATATATGGATAACAGGTTGTTTCCAAGGAACATTAGAAGAATTGAAAGATTCTATTGAGCAGACTCACGCTAGCAATGACTTTTTAAAACGTAGATACTATCGCGCGATTAATTATATTTTGACGGAAGCGGATTTTGAAGAGGATTTGGAGGAGGAAAACAATGAAATTTAAAAAAGGTGACAGAGTAGAAGTTATTTGGCGAAGTGAGTTGCATCAGGGCTTGGTAGAAGAGGTTATTGAATTAACTGACGAATTAACTGACGAATTAATGGTTAAATTAGCTAAGACGCCCGCGATATATTATTTATTTAAAAAAAATCAAGTTAGCAAAGTCGAACTTGTGAAAGTGCCGAAATTTGTAGCTGATGCAATCGGTACCTTCAAAGAAAAGGAGTATGACCTTGCTGTAGCTATTGACTACGAGACATATACGGATGAGTGTGTTAAGGAACTGTCACTAGATAAAACCATGTGTGGGTGGTTATGGGAAACATCTAATCAAGAACTATTAGCACGAGCATGGATGGATGGTTATGAGATTGAGCAAGAACCACTGTTCATAATGCCCATCCCATATTCCGTTCTACCTGTTCATTATTATATTAATCGACTAGATGAAATTTCCTTTAAACAAGGTAATGCACAAAAATTCACATGGAATGAAATAGAAAAATATTTCCCGTAAATTACAAAATACGCAGTGAAAGTTGAAGGGGTGGCGGAATGATAACATTTCAAGTAGACGATGAAATATACATCGCAAGAGTGCTTTCGGGGCTGCGTTTTATCGGTTCCTTTTATGATGAACGGCGAATGATACAAGCTCATTTACCTTTAATTAGTCTATTCAAAACCGTTGATTCAGAAAATATTGATGAGTTTAAGACTGAAGATACAGAAGTAGAAACGATGTTATATAAAGGTTTGTTAAAAGCGAATGGAAATAATACGAGCAAAGTCCCGTTTGGGAAAGTTATTGAATTAGCAATTTGTGCATTGAATGCGAACGATGGTATCACAGCTGATAATATAACTCACTTGCTCTCAAGCAGATTGATATACACGGTGTCTGGCTTTTACGAATATCAAATCGCAGACATAATCAACTGGTACTTTAACGAAGATGAAATGATCACAAGAAAATTGCTCGATGAATTTTGTGAGTTCGTTATGAAATTAAGGCAAGAAGTGGAGGCGGAGTAGATGAAGACTACTGATATTTATAATTTTAGACAATTGTTCTTTTTAGACAAGTTTTTGGTTGGTCATAAAGGTTTTGCGGCCGGAGGGTGTTTCAAAAACATCTTTAACAACGAGCCGGTAAAAGATATTGATATATTTTTTATAAAACAGGAAGATTTTATTGAAGCTAAAGAACATTTTTTGGATTTAATAAAAAAGGAACCCGACAATTGGAGCAAGTCCTATAATAACAAAAACGTATGGGCAATATACTCTATAAAAGACAAGATTAGAATCGAACTAATTAAAAGTGTCTTTGGAACTCCAGAACAAATAATAGATGATTTTGATTTTACAATTACAAAATTTGCATATTATACTGACTATGGAAAAGCTGATGAAGATGATTATCTAGCGCAGTTTGAAGTTATGTACCATGAAGACTATTTTGAGCATCTTCAAACGAAAAGTTTAGTCCTTGATAACGCTATTCCTTTCCCTATATCAACTTTCAATCGCAGCTATAAATATCAAAAATATGGATATGGTCTTTGCAGAGAAAGCAAAATTAAATTGCTTCAATCAATATATGATTTACCTAGTATTGACGCGGAGCAATTAGGACTTTCCCTGTACGATGGAAAAGATTGAACTTTTGGAGGTGTCGGAATGAGAATGTTTAAAGCAACTATTTATTATGTTGATGAGGAGTCGACAATTCGTGATGAATCAGATTTTAAAGACCACCTAGAATACATGTTTGAGCGATCGTATGGCATTACACACTTTGAAGACATAGACAAATCGAACGAATTCGAATGGGACGACGATATTGATATAAATTCTACGAAGGCTGGCAAGGAGACATACGAAAAATACTTTGATAAGAAGGTGTCGGAATGAACGAACAAGAAGCGAAAGCGATTGTGTTGGAGTGGTTGAAAGAACAGACAGGTAAAGCAGCCAGCCCATTAATTACTATAAACTATTTTGAAAACGACTTTTTTTCTTATGATTTACCTGGTGAGGTAGTACAGGCATACGATTCAATCAGCCGCCATACTGAATACGAACTTCTAGCCGAATTTGCAGCGTGGGGATTGAATGAGGGTGCAGCGAATGAGCAGTGAACCTTTAGGTAAGAAGACAATTACGGTAAATTTCTATAAACCCTCTGGAAAATGGTATGCAGGAGGGACAGCAGTAGTAAGTACCTATATCTTTGATGAAGAGGCATTCTTAGAGGAGATAGGAAAGACAAATACTTGTTTCAAGTGGGATTGGCGTAACAGTAGTTTTGACTTGGTCACTAATTATGAAAGTGACGACCCAGAAGATAGGTACTTCTGTAATTATTTATGGAAACTAGCGAAGGAGTGGGATTAAGTTGAGCAGTGAACTAGTGAAGAAGTTGGATGCGGAATGGCATAAATGGGACGACAGTACAAACAACAATTAAAACAGACAGTTTAGAAGTTTTTAGAAATAAACAAACAGGCACTATAGTAAGGGTTGAATACAATTTTTTTGATGAAAGTTCTCGACGAATATATGTCATTGATATATCCGAGATAGCTTACATCACATCTGAGCTGGTATCATGACAAATTATCACATCACCATTTCCGCTTATGAAAATATCATAAAACAAACGCTTATTGAATTTATAAAAAATGATGAAACAGATTTTAGTATTGTTGCAGAGGAGGTTGAATAACAATGACAAAACAAATCATCATAAACGAAGCAAACAGTTTACTTCACAGAAAAAGCAAAGAATTGAGTAAATCAATCATTAAAACACCAAAAGACCTAGAAAGATTCGCGATTGGTTTGGATAAATTATCACAAGACATGTGGGACTATAAAAATGAATTGGAGGCGATAAAATGAGTATTCAAGCAGGCGATAAAGTAGAAGTGCAGGATAGAACAGGAGTGACTGATTTATGTGTTGATGGAGAACAGTTTTATGTTCTCATTAACAATGATGGGTTGCTAACTGTGCAAGATACTGACGGTTTTTCATCTTTTAACATACCAGCAACTCAAGTCAAGAAAATGAAAGAAAATAGGAATAGTCAATTAGTAAATGAGCTACATGAACAATCAGACTCAGTAAGTTTTAGTATATATAATGCAGATACAGATAAAGCTAAGATGTTTGTATCTAATGTAAATAAGCCACAATTTGACGAAAGAAACAATGTGAAGTGGTATTCTGCATCAAAAGGCAAAATAACAGCAACAGCATTTTTGAAAGGAGATGATTAATATGACAACACTTTATTCCATTCAAGAAAAGTATCAACAGTTATTAAATTTAGCTGAGCAATTAGATCCAGAGACATTAAAAGATACCCTTGAAAGCATAGACGATGAATTAGAAACAAAAGCAGAAAATGTTTCGTTTATTATCAAAGAGCTAGAAGGACAATCACTTGTTTTAGATGTAGAAATTAAACGTTTATCAGAACGAAAAAACACGATTAACAATAATGTGAAGCGACTGAAACAATCACTACATGATGCTATGCTAGTTGCTAATAAGCAAAAAATAAAAACGAATCTATTTACATTAGATATTCGGAAAAACCCTCACAGTGTACTTGTAGAAGATGAGAGGAAGTTAATTAATTATTTAGTTGAACAACCTAAGAAGCTGGATAAGGCTAAGTTAAAAGATGATTTGAAAAAAGGCATTGATGTACCAGGAGCCGTTTTGGTTCAAACGGAAAGACTACAAATAAAATAATAAGTAAGGAGGAATTTCATTGGAATTTATTCAATCAGAAAAAATGAAAAGGTCGGAGTATTTCAATATTATGATTTATGCAAAACCGGGCGCTGGAAAGACAACGACAGTTAAGTATTTAAAAGGGAAAACTTTAATGTTGGATTGTGATGGTACATCAAAAGTATTAAGCGGATTACCTAATATCACGATTGCGACATTAGACCCTCGAAATCCCGTACAAGATATGGCTGATTTTTATGGATATGCGAAGGCACATGCAGAGGAATATGACAATGTAGTAATTGATAATTTAAGCCATTATCAAAAATTATGGCTAATGTTTAATGGGAGAAATACAAAGTCAGGTCAACCAGAACTGCAACACTATGGAATATTTGACACACATTTAATAGATTTGATATCCGTGTTTAATAATTTACCAAACACAAATATAGTATATACAGCTTGGGAAAACACACGACAAATACAGATGGAAAGTGGACAGCTTTATAATCAATTTTTACCAGATATTAGAGAAAAGGTAGTTAATCACGTTATGGGAATTGTTCCTGTAGTCGCAAGATTAATAAGAAATCCTGAGACAGGTCAAAGAGGCTTCTTACTAACAGAAAACAATGGTAATTTTGCAAAAAACCAGCTAGATAACAGAGAGTTTGCTTTGCAAGAACACCTATTCCAAATTGGTGATGTTGATGTTAAAGCTTAGAGAATATCAAAAAGAAATTATAAATGATGTAAAGGGGGCTTTTTTACAGGGATATAACAGACCGTGCGTTGTTGCTCCCTGCGGTTAGGTGCTGGTAAATCGGTTATTTTATCAGAAATAATTCGCATGACAACGCACAATAAAAATAATGTTCTTTTCCTAGTTCACAGAAAAGAATTGATTGACCAAATTAGAAATACACTCACTATGAATGATGTCGATATGAATTTTGTCAATTTGGGGATGGTTCAAACTGTTGTTAGAAGTTTAGAAAAAACTTCCGAGCCAGCTTTAATCATTATTGATGAAAGTCATCATGTGCTAGCAAACAGTTACAAAAAAATAATCAATCACTTTTCTAATGCTAAAGTGGTCGGATTTACAGCAACACCAGTGAGAATAAATGGGGGTGGTTTAGGAGATATAAACGATATGTTAATCGAAAAGGTTAATGTGAAATGGTTAATTGAAAATCAATTCTTAGCACCTTACAAATACTTTGCGCCCGAAATCGTTCAAACAGAAACATTAGAAATCAAACGAACTGGCGAGTTTGACATGACAGGACTTGATGATCAATTCAATAAAAGAATGATTTGGGGCGATGTCATCAAACATTATCAAAAGTTAGCAAACGGAGAACAAGCAATACTTTATGCCTCTTCCCTTTATCAAAGCGAAAAAATGGCAATGAGTTTTGCATCAGTAGGTATTACATCCGCACATATTGACGGGAAAACACCTAAATCCATTCGTGATGACATTATACAACGATTTCGAGAGGGCAAAATAAAGGTCCTATGCAACTTAGATTTAATTGGTGAAGGATTCGATGTTCCAGATTGTTCTACTGTGATTATGCTAAGACCAACTCAATCTCTATCCCTGTATATTCAGCAATCAATGAGAGGTATGAGATATCGAACTGGTAAAACAGCTATTATTATTGACCACGTTGGAAATGTCAATCGTTTTGGTTTGCCGGACATGGAACGAAAATGGTCCTTAGAAGCGAAAAAAGGGAGTAACAGCAACAAAGCAGAAGCACCTGTAAAAATTTGCCCTGACTGTTTTATGACAGTTTTGTCTAGCAGCAAACAATGCTCACATTGTGGTCATGAATTCAAAGTAGAAGTAAAACCAATACAAGTTGACGAGGCAGCAGAGCTACAAGAAGTAACAGAAGCAGTTTTTAAAGTAAATTATAGTAGTCCAAGCGAATGTACGAACATGAAAGAATTATATGAATATGCAAAAGAACACAATTATAAAAGAGGATGGGCATTCCATCAAGGAAAAGCAAGAGGATTTATCAAATAAAAACGAAAGAAGGAATTTAAAAATGTTTAAAGTAGATCATAATGATGTTTTCACAAATGGAGTAGAAAATGGTACGTATGAGGTGGTTTTATACAACGCAAATGAAGATGCGACAAAAAATGGAGCGGAGTTCATTAATATTGATTTAATTATCCGTAATGATGTAAATCAAAAATTCCAGAATGCGCATATTTTTCACCGAGTATGGAAAGCAAAAGCAACAAATGAATATAGTCGAACGGCATTAAATACAATCGCTAAAGCAATCCAATTACCTAACGGCAAAGATTATAATACATTGGATGAATTATTAAAAGACCTGTTAACTAAGACATGCCAAGTTACGGTAAAAAATGAAGAGTCTGAGTATAATGGTCAAATTTATAAAAATTTAAATGTGAAAGCGTGGGCTGAAAGTAAAATTACTGGACCATTACAACATGTATTTAAAAAGAAAGATGCTGAACCTATGCCAGAAATAAACGAGAGTAATCTACCGTTCTAAGCAATGAGAGGAGCGCACAAACGTGTATGAACAAATTCCGGACGAATTAAAAAAATTAAAACAATGGTGCGCTTTTCAACTTGTTTGGGATGAAGAGCGTGGCAAAAATAAAAAGATTCCAATGAACGCAAATGATGGTTCCTATGGAAATAGTGTGGATGAGCGAACTTGGGCAGACTTTGAAACTGCCCTTACTTCTCTCAACAAATATCAATTTGATGGATTAGGATTTTATTTTAAAGCACCGTATTTTGGCGTTGATATAGATGATATTCAAGACGACATTCAAGATTATTTATACGGAAACACAGAAAACCTAGCTGCTGAATTTATTCAAACACTCTCAAGCTATACCGAGTACAGTGTGAGCGGAACAGGAATTCATATTATCGCAAAAGGAAACTTCCCAGAAGGTGGACGTCGTAAAGGAAATATCGAAATGTACCCAGATGGTCGTTTTTTTGTTATGACAGGTCAAGTAATTGATAACTACAGACAAGTCAATGAAGCGACATCTGCAATACAATATTTGCATACGAAATACATTGGGACTAATGAAGTAAGACAAATAAATAATTTACAATCTACAGTTGATTTGCCTGTAAGTGATATTATTCAACGTGCTGAACGAAGTAAACAAGGCGCACAATTTAAAACACTTTACGACGGATTATGGGATGGACTATATCCCTCACAATCCGAAGCAGACTTAGCTTTTGCAAATATGCTGGCATTTTGGACAGGATGTAATGCAGAAAAAATGGACGAAATTTTCCGTTCAAGTGGTTTGTATCGAACAAAATGGGACCAAAAACGCGGTGCGCAATTATATGGAGAAATGGTTATTAATAAAGCTATAACTAATACCTCTGAAATTTACCAACCTGGCAGTGAACTAGAAGGATATTCTATTTCTATCAAAAATCAGAATAATACAGCACGTAAAGTATATGGGCTGGATGATACTGGTAATGCAGAACGGTTTCGAGACAAATTTCATGACATCGTGCGCTTCTCCTACATTAATAAAGGATTTTACTACTATGATTCGAAAGTATGGAAATACGATAACATTGGTGCGGTAAAAACATTGGTAGACGATGTGATTAAGGACATGAAAAGTGAATTTGCTTATATGGAATCAGAATCCGATGCTGAAAAAGCGTTTATAAAGCACCTAAAGGCAACGAGGAGTAATAAAGGTAAAACCAATATGCTAAAGGAGGCACAACACCTAATGCCAGTCCTCCCAGAAGAATTTGACCGATATAAATATTTCTTGAATACGCAGAACGGTTATATCAACTTACAGAGTGGAGAATTATTGGACCATGACAGGCAAAAGATGTTTACAAAAATCAGTAATATCGAATATACCGATAAAATTGACGCACCGCTTTGGGAGAATTTTTTAAATGATATTTTTGCAGGCGATCAAGAGTTGATCCACTATATTCAAAAAGCTGTCGGTTATTCGTTGTCCGGTTCTACATCAGAGCAAGTCATGTTTATCCTTTTCGGCAATGGGCGAAATGGGAAATCGGTTTTTCTTGATATTATCAACGATATTTTTGGTTCCTATGCGACCAACATCCAGCCACAGACAATCATGGTCAAACAGCAGTCTAGTAATGCAAACAGTGATATTGCCCGTTTACATGGCGCCAGGTTCGTTACAACCACCGAACCAAATGAGGGTGTACGTTTAGATGAAGGACTAGTTAAACAGCTCACAGGTGGCGACAAGGTCACTGCACGACACTTGTATAAGGACGAATTCGAGTTTACACCCGAATTCAAAATCTGGATGGCAACCAACCATAAACCAATTATCCGAGGGAGAGACGATGGAATATGGCGAAGATTACACTTAGTACCTTTCACAGTAAAAATACCTGACGAAAAAGTAGATAAACAGCTAAAATATAAACTTCGCAGTGAATTGACTGGGATATTGAACTGGGCTGTAGAAGGATTTCTTAAATGGCAAAGGGAAGGCTTGGGAATGCCGAAATCAGTTGAAAATGCTAGCTCTGAATATAAATCAGAAATGGATGTTATTACTGCATTTATTGAGGATTGTTGTGATGTTGGAGAGAAGCAAGAAGTAGACGTAAAAGTTTTATATGAAACATATCGAGAATGGGCAAAGGATAACGGACAATACCTAATGAGTAATACAAAATTTGGAAAAGAGTTGGGATTGAAGTTTGAAAAGAAAAAAACAAATTCAAGAAGAAAGTATATTGGTGTTGCTCTCAATAAAGAATATTTTAAAATCAATATGAATTTTTAAAACAGGGCAGGTTTGAACCAACTTGCCCTGCATCAAATACATTGCGCCAGAACAGGTTACATGATTTTTATTCTTTTTAAGGGCAGGTTTGGATCTTTTTTCAAAAACTTCTCTATAAATTTTCACTAGTAATACTTTTCTTATTTTACTACTAACCTGCCCTGTTAATAAAAAAAGTATCAATAAAGTAAGTAATAGCAATGGGTTTCGAACAGGGCAGGTTTGAACCAACTTGCCCTCAACCTGCCCTAACTTGCCCTTTTTTCACCAATTTGACCAAAGGAGTGATTAAATGACAGCAGAAATGGATATACAGAATTCTATACGTTTAGAACTTTCCCGCCATGGGCATTACGTTTTCCGTGCCAATGTTGGCAAAGTGAAATTACCAAACGGACGAATATTTGATACAGGATTACCGAAAGGTTTTCCAGATTTATTCGGATTTCGCGGAACAGATGGAAAAATGTTTTTTATTGAAGTGAAAAATGAGATAGGGAAGTTACGACAAGAACAGAAAAACTTTCAACAAGCGATGGAAATAACGCCAGCTATCTGTGGAGTAGCTAGGAGTGTAGAAGAAGCATTGAAGATTGTGGAGGGATTACAATGAAAAGATTTCTTGTTATATGTGGAAATCAAGCAGAAACTAAATATGAATTTGAAGAATTTATACAAAGTAAAGAAAAATATGTTACGAGTGTAAATAATAATGAATTTATTGTTGAATTAGGAAATGAGAAATATATATTTACAGACCTTGGTAATTTAAAGAGTTTCTCAAAATTGAAATTTAATGGTTTTGCATTTGGAAAACTATTATCTAGGAGACATAGTCCTGGAAAAATTGAAATGTTGTTGGATTTTTGGAGGAGATAATTTTGTTTACCCATATTCGAAAATTGATAAGCAAATGGAACGGTAAACAAGATATTTATATTGAACAAATGAGTCGTGAAGGAACAATCCAATTTAACAAGGAGGAAACTATGAAACTGTATCATACAGAAACACAAGAAGATTATAATGCATTGATGATTGAGTTGGAAAAAAAGGGTTACAAGTGGAATGAAGTTGAAAAAGCTACCGAAAACAATGCGTGGGATGTATTTAAAAATAATACTGTTGTGATAAAGGTATGTGACACTGATCTCGGATTTGCCTCGAAAGGATACTGCGAGAGATTTTACATTGATACGCCAATTCAAAAATACAAAGCACAACAAGATAGCTTATCAAATTGGGTATATAGCGATGCTGCAAAGGTATTTTTTACAGACAATGGAGTATCTATGAAAAACGATAATAACGACAAAGTAAATAATCCCGCACATTACACAGCAGGCGGTATTGAAACACTTGACTACATTAAAGCAAAAGTAAAGGATTATCCGTCATATGCTGTAGGAAACATACTTAAATATGTTTCAAGATACGAGCACAAGAATGGCATTGAGGATTTAAAGAAAGCGCAATTCTATTTGAATGATTTGATTGAATGGATGGAGAGTGATTGTAAATGAATCGGTTTGAAAAAGATAGATTAAGAAGAAAGGCAAAGAATATAATCGAGGCAATGCTGGTGTATTTACTATTGTGGCTTTTTAGTATAGTGATACCAATTATGGGTGTTTGGGCACATCTGATTTGGAGTAATTCATTTACGTTATTTATTAAAATTAGTACATTGACTATTTGGTCTATAGAAACGGTAGTCGTAGGGGCTTTACTTGTGAGTTCTTATATAACAGTTAAAAAGTATGTAAGTCAAATAGTCGCAGAAGACTAGCTAAGTTGAATGAGAGGAGAGTGATTAAATGTTTAAAACCTTAAGTTCATTTTATTTTTTTATAATAATTATTACAGTGTTGTCGACTGCTTTCGGCTTTATTAGTCTCTCGGAAGCTGGATATATTTTATTATTAATCATTTCTTTTATCATGGTTGAGGATATGAATGGGAGTCGTAAATGACAAGTGACTCTTCGCCTTTACAAGTATTGCTAAAATATAAAAAAATGGGGCTGGTTGACAATGGAGGAATATGTAAATATCAGTTTAGATAAATATGAAAGGTTAAAAATGTTTGAAAATGATAAATACGAAAAAGATGCTAAGGAATTTCTAAAAAAGTTTACTAACTTCACAACGATATTTGGAAATCAAAATGAAGAGTATTACACGGCGCATGTCAACAAGGAAGAACTGAAAAAACTAATTGAACAAAGACTAGGCAAAACGTGTGAGATAGAATTTTATTAGGAGAGTGATTAAATGTCAAAGCGATTACGTAAAGCACAATATAAACTTATTGAAGATGAATTAAGATTTTATCATTCTACTAAAAAAGAATTGATGGAAAAGGAAGTTAATGTAACACTGGGCGCTTGGCATAGAGAATACATTGACGAGAACCAAGGTGGTGGCAGTGCAGGGAATATTAGTAATGAAGTGGAAGATCGTGTGATGTTACTGCAAATGGATAAAGAAATAAGTAGATTAAAGAATATTATAAATGCAATTGAGTCTGTGCTTAATAGATTGAATGACGAGGATAAACAATTGATTCAGTTTAGATACTGGGACAGAAGCAAACCAACTTGGGTATGGATTGCCAGTAAGTTGAATATGGATGAGAGTACAGCTAGAAGAAGAAACAAAACAATCATCCTTTCAATAGCTGAAAGATTAGGATATTAAAATATATTGCCCGTTTAACGCCCGTTTTGAACAATAAAATAAGTTTATTATAGTATTATAGGCAGGGCCTATTAAAAATGAAAGTCGAGGGGACTATATGAATTTAGTTAGGTGTTGGGAATGCGGGCAATACATTTCGCAAGAAGCTTCGGTCCATTTCAGAGATTTGTCTGGAGGTAGAAACTTATGCGTTGAATGCCAACATAAGTATCGACAAAAAATAGAAGAAAAGAAAAAAGAATATATTGCGCACAAAATCGAAGCAACGCTTGAAAGAGCAATACATCTTATAGAAAAGCAAGAACAGTGTAGTATGAAAATGGAAGAATACCTTGACCCATATAACACTGTAGTCCAATTTTATAGAAATGACAGTACCAAGTTTGATTCTGCTCATGAAGTAATGGCTTGTACCGAATTGTTAAGAAATCAGATTAAAGTAAGAACACAACAAAAAATAGGACGCAAACGAGTAGATTTTATTTTACCGGACATGAAGATTGTGTTGGAGATTGATGGAGGGCACCATCGTTTTAGGATTGGTAAAGATTCGGAACGAGATATATTTATTCTTAATACTTTGAATAAATCTGAACATGGTTGGGAGATTATTAGAATACCAACTAGATTTATTGAACAAAACATTAGACGTCTTGTTCCTGCTATTAAAGCGTTATACAAAGAACGTCAAGAACTAAGAAATAAACACAATGGGTTCATTCCGTCTTATTACTCAAGAACAAATAAGATGTCTCACATATCAGCGATTAAAGGCGTTGCTTCAGATAATGAAATTGAAGTAATGGAACAAGAAGTGCTAGACGGAACTGAAGATCTATAATCACATGATGATATAGCAGGAGGTTGCTATATTGCCCGGCAGAGGCTTTGTATCTGATCGTTGGTCTTGATGGGAGACGCATCTCATTCCAACCTCACTAGTCCCAACAAGAGACACCTTCTTGTTCAATCTCAATACTCGTGACGGAATAGGTAGACGAAGAACAGGATAGAACTAATGTAGCTAAGGAACGTATGTCTTAGCTTAAAACTCCTGTAAAACAAATTAATTAGTTCATGCAAGGTGCAAATCCTTGCCGAGTATATTAATGACAATGCCTTCTCTCTATTTAATAGCAGATACATAGAACAATGAAGTCCAGCACATTGCGTGTTGGGCTTTTTATATAGGGGTGGATTAATGCTAACACAAGCAGAACGTCATACATTCTATAAGTCAAAGGCATGGGTAAGCATACGTAAAGAAGTATTAAAGCGTGATAACTATGAATGTCAAGAGTGTAAGAGGCAAGGCAAGGTGTTTACTGATTATCACGACCCAGACAAGCATAAAAGACTCGATGTAGACCATATTAAGGATTTAGAACATCACCCTGAACTTGCGCTTGATATAGATAATCTCACTACTCTGTGTGTAAAGTGCCATAACAAAAAACATAATCGCTTTCAATTTAGAAGGAAGATAAATAAATGGGTGAACGATGAACGATGGTGAGACCCCCGGGTCAAAGGTTTGCGCTTTAATTTGGCTCTGGGGAACGGTGTGGGGGTCTTCTCCGCAGAAATATTAAAAAGTCTCATGAAGGAGGGAGGGTTAAAAGTGGAATATAACATAAAGAAATTGGAAAAAGAATTGTTATCAAATATTGATACTACTAGTCAGAAAGAACTCGAAAAAGTTAATCGTTATATTAATTTAATACGTATATATTACGAGTTAGACAAAAGCATTGAAATGGATGGAGCTGTTGTTGTTACTGAAAACGGCTCGCAAAAATTCACGAAAACTAATCCAGCAATACAAGAAAAAAATCGAATCAACACTTCATTATTATCTATTGAACGTTCTTTTATATTCAAAGGCGAAAATGATAATCAAGATGGTAGTGACTTGATATGATATCAAATAAACACGTTGATAACTATATACAGTCGTATAAAAGTGGAAAAATACTACTCAATAAAGAGCGAATCGATCTAATAAATTACTTGCAAGAACATGTTCTAAGTAGAGATGATATATATTTTGATGAGACACAGATAGAAAATTATATTGCTTTTAGTGAAAAATGGTACTTCCCTTTGGACAACTGGGAAAAGTTTATTGCACCATTTATTTTTTTATATTTTAAAGAAGACGATGAACTTTTTTATGAAGAGTTCTTTATAACCCTTGGTCGCGGTGGCGGTAAGAACGGGTTTATAAGTACATTATCAAATTATTTTATAAGTCCGCTACATGGGATTAACAATTACGATGTTTCGGTAGTAGCGAATTCTGAAGACCAAGCGAAAGTTAGTTTTAAAGAAGTATTTAATACAATAGAAGGAAATCCTAAATTGGAAGGCAGCTTTGACGCGTGGAAAGCACAGATTGTTGGCAAAGGAACCAACAGTGTTTTTAAATTTCAAACGTCAAATGCAAAAACTAAAGATGGTGGTCGTGAAGGCTGTGTTATTTATGATGAAACACATGAATATGAAGATAGACAAATAATTGATGTATTCTCTGGAGGACTTGGCAAAGTCGCAAATCCCAGAGAATTTTTTATTGGCACTAATGGATTTGTAAGAGCGGGATTTTATGACAAGTTGGAAGAACGTAGTAAAGCAATTTTAAGTGGTGAAAATCTTAATGATCGCATGTTTCCTTTTATTTGTAAGCTAGATAATCCAGAGGAAGTCAAGAATGAAGCTATGTGGGAAAAAGCAAATCCTGCTTTTGAAAAGCCATTAAGTCCTCGTTCTAAACGCTTACTAAATAAAGTTAGAAAACAATATGAAGCATTAACGAATAATCCAAGCGGCAGAGAAGCGTTCATGACTAAACGAATGAACCTTCCAGAAGTCGACTTGGAAAAGGTAGTAGCGCCGTGGAAAGATATTCTCGCAACTAACCGAGAAATGCCAGAACTCCAAAACCGAGCTTGTATTGGTGCGTTTGACTATGCAAGCGTTAAGGACTTTGCGGCTGTTGGATTGCTGTTTCGTGTAGGCGACGATTATATTTGGAAAACGCATTCCTTTGCTAGAAAAGGATATTTGGATATCGCAAACCTTAAACCGCCCATCAAAGAATGGGAAAAACAGGGATTATTGACCATTGTAGATGAACCTACAATCGACCCTCGTCATGTGGTCAATTGGTTTGTTGAAATGCGAGAAACATATGGTATTCAAAAAGTAATTGGAGATAATTTCCGAATGGACCTGATGCGCCCGCTGTTTGAAGCAGAAGGATTCGAACTGGAGATTATTAGAAATCCACGTGCAGCTCATAGTTTGCTAGCTCCGCGAATTGAAACACTATTTGCTAATCATCGTATTGTGTTTGGAGATAATCCGTTAATGCGTTGGTATACAAATAATGTTGCAGTGAAAATAAAACCAGATGGTAATAAAGAATACCTGAAAAAAGACGAGCATAGGCGTAAAACAGATGGATTTCAAGCATTTGTCCATGCTCTTTGGCGTGCGGATGAAATAGAAGACCTTGATGTAGATGAAGTTTTAAATATGCTTAATGCCATTACGTTTTAGGAGGTGATATATTGGGATTTCTTTCGGAGATATTTAAACGGAACAAAGAAATTGAGTGGATGTGGGATTTAGAGTTTTTAGAAGATAAAACAACAAAGGTTTATTTGAAGAAAATGGCTTTAAATACGTGTGTAAAACATATAGCACGAACGATCGCCAAATCTGATTTTAGATTGAAAAGTGGAGAAAGCAGTGTACGAGACGGATTGTATTATAAATTAAATGTTCGTCCAAATACAGATATGAGTTCGAGTTCTTTCTGGGAAAAAGTGATCTATAAATTAATCTATGATAACGAGTGCTTAATCGTCCTTTCAGATACGGACGATTTTTTAATTGCTGACAGTTATGTGAGAAAAGAGTTCGCGCTTTATCCGGATGTTTTTGAAGGGGTTACGGTGAAAGATTATCGGTATAATCGTAATTTTAGTATGGATGATGTGATTTTTCTGGAATATGGAAATGAGCGACTAGCTGCATTTACTGATGGCATGTTTGAGGATTACGGTGAGTTATTTGGTCGCATGATTCGGGCGCAAATGCGTAACTTCCAAATTCGTGGAGCTGTTAATTTTAAAATGGCAGGTATTGCGGATGATGAAAAACAAAAAAAATTACAGACTTACATCGACAAACTGTATGCTGCATTTAACAATAATGAGATTGCCATCGTTCCTCAACTAGAAGGCTTTAACTATGAAGAGTTTGGAACGTCTAGCGTCAATAGTAGCCAAAATTTTGATGAGATCAAAAAACTTCGAAAAGAAATGATTGATTATGTAGCTAGTATTCTCGGCATTCCCTCTGCTCTGCTACATGGGGATATGGCAGATTTGAGTAATAATATGAAAGCATATATGGAATATTGTATTGATCCTCTCACTAAAAAGCTAGAAGATGAATTAAACGCTAAATTATTTACTTCCAACGAGTTTTTAGCGGGTGAACATATCAAAATCATACACAAAAAAGACATTATAGAAAATGCAGAAGCTGTAGATAAGTTGGTTGCCTCTGGTTCATTTAATCGTAATGAAGTTCGAGAATTACTGGGCGCTGAACGAGTAGATAATCCGGAATTAGATAAATATTTAATTACTAAGAACTATCAGTCAGCTGATGAAGGAGGTGAGAATGAATGACGAAAATTGAAGTCAAAGGTCCCATTATTGGAAATGATGACAAATGGATTTATGATTGGCTGGATATGGAAGCTACGTGTGCAAATGATATCAATGAAGCCTTGGTAAATGCGTCAGGTGAAGTTGAAGTTTGGATAAATAGCAATGGTGGAGATGTGTTTGCTGGTAGTGAAATTTATACAGCATTAAAATCATACAATGGAAATGTAGTTGTAAAAATTGTTGGAATGGCGGCAAGCGCAGCATCTGTAATTGCGATGGCTGGAAATGAAGTATTAATTTCTCCAACTGGTCAAATGATGATTCACAATGTTCAGTATGGTGGGAGAGGTGATTATAGAGAGTTAAAAAAAGCCTCTGAAATTGCTCAAAATGCTAATATATCCATTGCTAATGCTTATCAGCTGAAAACGGGAAAAACATTAGAAGAACTGTTAAATATGATGGGAGAAGAAACATGGCTAAATTCTCAACAGGCTGTAGAGCTAGGATTAGCAGATGGTGTGATGTTTCAAGAAAATAGCGAAATACCAAAATTAGTAGCAAGTACAGGCGGCATGTTACCACAAGCTACATTAGATAAAGTTAGGGGACTGAAAGATACTAATGGTAAACAATCAATTTTAGAAGTATCTTTATCAGCGGAACAAATTCAAAGCATTGTAGAAGATGCAATTGCAAAATTAAAAAATGAAGTGATACTTGATGGGAAAACTTTGGATCAACATATCACTGAACAGGAAAAGAAACCAGAAGAGCCAGAAATGAATGGGCTAAAACGGTTTCTTTTTTAATACCCAAAAATAGGAGGAAATAAATTATGACTATCAAATTAAAAAACAACCTTGTAAATTATGAGGAAAAACGAACAGCTTTTGTCAATGCTGTTAAAAACGAAGAGACACAAGAAATTCAAAACAAGGCTTATGTGGAAATGGTAGATGCGATGGCTGCTGATATTATGGACCAAGCCAAGAAAGAAGCACGTCAAGAGGCAGACCAGTATATTTCAGCTAGCCGAACAGACAAAAATATCACGAATGAAGAAATTAAATTCTTCAATGATATTAATAAAGAAGTTGGTTACAAAGAAGAAACATTGCTACCACAAACAGTCGTGGATGAAATTTTTGAAGATCTAACAACTGAACATCCTTTCCTTGCATCTATTGGAATGCGTACAACCGGTTTACGTACTAAGTTCTTAAAATCCGAAACTAGTGGTCTTGCTGTATGGGGCAAAATCTTTGGTGAAATCAAAGGACAATTGGATGCTACATTCAGTGAAGAAGAATCTATTCAGAATAAATTAACCGCTTTTGTAGTAGTTCCGAAAGACCTTGAAAATTTTGGACCTGTATGGGTGAAACGTTTTGTAGTTACTCAAATTGAAGAAGCGTTCGCAGTAGCGTTAGAAAGCGCGTTTATTATTGGTGATGGTAAAGATAAGCCTGTTGGTCTAACTCGTAAAGTTGGAAAAGGCACTAACGTGGTAGATGGTGTATATCCAGAAAAAGTTGCATCTGGAACACTGACATTTGCTAGCTCTAAGGTAACTGTTAATGAATTAACAGATGTATATAAATATCATTCCGTAAAAGAAAATGGCAAGCCGCTAAATGTAGCTGGCGAAGTTACGTTACTAGTCAATCCTACAGATGCTTGGGACGTTAAAAAACAGTACACAAGCTTAAATGCAAACGGAGTGTATGTGACTGCCTTGCCTTACAATTTAAATATCATTGAATCATTATTCGTTCCAGAAAAGAAAGCTATTTCTTATGTAGCAAAACGTTATGATGCACTTATTGGTGGAGCCTTGAATATTTCTACTTTTGACCAAACGCTTGCATTTGAAGATCTTAACTTATATGCTGCAAAACAATTTGCGTATGGTAAAGCTAAAGACGAAAAAGCTGCCGCTGTATGGACATTAAATATCAAACCAACAGATCAAACTCCGGAAGGGTGATTGTAAATGGCTAAATTTGAAGTATTAAAGAAATTCAAAGACAAAGAAACAAAAGAAGTATATGAAAAAGGAACTGAAATTGAATTGACTGTAAAACGTGCAGATGAAGTCGCTGACAATTTGGGAGCTTCTTTTTTAAAACGATTGGATGAACCAAAAAAAGATAAAAAAAAGTAGGTGCTGTACATGGAAGTATCAGATGACCTTCTTAAAAAATTTAAAGAGCGTATGCATATTTCTCACAATAGCGAAGATAGCAATTTAAAAGAGTTGCTATCTTTTTCAATTGCTGATTTACAAGAAAAATGCGGGCTGTTTAATGTAGATGAACACTTTAGGGCAAGAGAATTGGTCATTGAGCGTACTAGATACGCGTATAATGATTCGATAGAATTCTTTAATGAAAACTTTCAATCACAAATAACTAGCTTAGGCTTCTCTCTCTATTTAGTTGAAAGTGGTGAATCTGATGAAGTTTCAGTTTAAACCTCAAAAAGTTCAGAGTGGCGATTTACGCACTCCGGTTGTTTTTTTTGAATATCAGCCGGTAAATGGTCCTGAACCAGGTGAAATAGAAAAAGTAATTCTATTCGAATGTTTTGCAGAAGTTTATAAACCATCCATGAAAGATTTAGAAATTTTACATGGCACGGGAACAAAAGAAGCTGTCACAATTAATATTCGAGACACTAAAGGTGAGTATACAGTTAGTAACAAACATTATGTAGAAATATTAGATTATCGCTATTTGGGCAAAAGATTTAATGTGATTGATGTTAGCCCAGACTTGCAAAGTAATAGCTTTGTAAATGTGCTTCTGGGGGTTCAAACATGAGTGTAGAAGTTACCGGAGTAGAAGAGTTGGAAAGGCAGTTAGTTAGTATATTTGGACGAGAAAACTTGCCACAATTAGTAGACCCTGCTCTAATTGCAGGTGCAGCCCTTGTTGCAAAAACGCTTAAAAGTGAATTTGTTCAATTTAAAGACACAGGTGCATCGATTGATGAGATTAATATAGAAAAACCTTCGTATGACAATGGGGTAAGAAGTATAAAGATTGACTGGAAAGGTCCTAAAGACAGGTACAAAATAATTCATCTCAACGAGTATGGTTATACAAGGAATGGTAAAAAAATCACACCAGCCGGAACAGGTAGTGTTGCCAGGTCACTAAGAATATCTGAAAGAGCTTATAGGGCAATTGTACAGAAGAAAATAGGTGATAAATTATGATTGATATTTTGAACATCATATATACGACATTAAGTAAAAACGATATCATTCACACTACTTGCGAAGAGAGAATAAAATATTATGATTTTCCAAGCACGGGTAATTCTAACAAAACTTTCTTATTAATCATTCCTTTAGATGTTCCAGTACCAACTAATTTTTCTAGTAACGAGGCTATGTGGGAAGATTTTTTAGTACAAATCGATGTACAATCTGACGATAGATTAACTGTTAAACAAATACAAGAAGAAGTTAGAAAAGAAATGAAACGAATAGGTTTTGGGCAACTCGCTGGTGGATTGGATGAATATTTCCCAGAAACAGGTCAATTTGTAGATGCACGAAAATACAGTGGATTGCCATACAAGCTATATCAATAAAAATAATAGGAGTGAAATAAATGATTACAACAATCGGATTTGAAAAAGCGACTTTCGGTATTTTTGATGAAAAAGACGAAAAAGTAACAAAAAAAGTAGAAGTGAATGGTAAGAATAAAAAAGGTGGTACGGTTGAAGCGGATATTTCTGGTCTTGATGCAGAGGCTATTAAAGTTTTTGCATCCAATGGTCCGTACTACATTTCCAAAAAAGGTTCTGGTGATGTTAAGCAAACGATTGGTATTATGGAACTACCTTTCGAATTAGGACAAGAGTTATTAGGTCGTCAAAAGAACGCAGATGGTATTGTAACTGTAGGGAAAAACACTGCTCCGCCATACGCTTCATGCGTAATGGAAAGTGAAACATTGCGAGGGGAACCGGTATTCTTTGCTTTACTAAAAGGAAAATATGGACAAGATGACGTTAAATTAAACACATCTGAGGATAAACCAAAGGAACCAGAGGCAACTAGTCTCACTGGAGAATTTGTTTATAATGACGCTGGGGACGTTTTTGCTATGGCTGTGGGCGAAGAATTCCGAGATAAAATTTATAAAATGGCTTTTCCTGGTTTTGTTGAAACACCAGCAGTACCCGAAGGATAAAATATTTTAAGAGTAGGTGAACTCCTACTCTTTTTTTATTGACAAAAATTATAAAAAAGGTGGAGAAAACATGATTAAATTAGAAATTTTTAACAAAGAAACAAAAAAGAAAGAGCTTTACGAGAGAGGAGATACCTCTGTAATTGAATTAGAAGACTACTGGAAAATGCAAGAAAAAATTAGAGAATACATTAACACTTCTGATGATCCTAAAAAAACGATGATTCTAGAAATGCAGTTGAAATTCATAGTTAAATTATTTAACGACAAGAATTTGAGTGTGGATTTTCTTAAAAAAAATATTCCTTCCAAAAAATTAAATGATACTTTGGTGTCTGTCTTTCGAGAAATTTCACCAGAAGACTATGATGTTGAAGATGACGAAGGCGAAGAAGCAAAGTAATAACGCTTACCGAGTTTTTGTCCGATCTCGATGCAATTAGGCGTTACTGCATGAAAGAGTATGGCTGGACAATTCGAGAAACGGACGATCAAGAATACAAAAAGTTATGTCGTCTGATAATCGAAAAAGAAGAAGCAAAATCAGAAAACAACAAAGTTTCACTTGTTGACTTTGTAGCACAATATCAAGATGTCAATTGAGGAAGGGGGTAAATAATGAATAAACTTCAAGGATTGTCGATTAACTTAGATCTAGATGCTACTAGAGTGGACGAGGGAATGAAAGGGTTGAAAAGGACCCTCGGCTCTGTGAATAGCGAAATGAAAGCGAATCTTTCGGCATTTGGCAAAGGAGAAAAAACCTTATCTCGTTATGAAACAGAACTGGATGGGCTTAATAAAAAGTTATCTGTTCAGAGCAAAATGGTTTCTCAAACTAAAAACGATTTTAAAGATTTAGAAAAACGAAATGCTTCTTTAAATGGAGAGTTGAAAGACTCTAATAAAACGTTGACTGAGTCAAAAAAACGTTTTGAACAGCTTTCTAAATCTGGTAATGCAACTGAAAAAGAATTAAAAGAAGCGGAAAAAGAAGTCAACTCAAATCAAAAAGCGTACAACAAACTTAACAAAGAACTACAACAAATGCCCAAAGCTTTATCAGCTGGACAAAAAGCAGTAAATAATGAAGTTGCAAATTACAATAATTTGCAAAGAAAGATTGATACTACCACAGAATCTTATAAGAAATTCAAGAGAGAGCAAGCTGTTAAAAGCTCACCGTGGGGCGCAATGACTCAAGATTTAGACAAGTATCAAAAAAAGTTAAATGAGACAGGTGATAAGCTTGTTGCCTTCGGAAAAAAAGGCAGTTTGTATATGGCACCTGTTGCGCTTGGTTTAGGTTTTGCTACCAAAAAAGCGGCTGATTTTGAACAACAAATGTCGAATACTCTTTCTGTTATGTCCCCTGGCGAGGTAAATCAATATAAAGATGCATTAAGAGAACTCGCTATTCAACAAGGTGCAGATACGAAATACTCCGCCTTAGAAGCCGCACAGGCACAAGAAGAACTTTTAAAGGCAGGTCTTTCAGTAAAAGATGTTATCAATGGCGGGCTTTCAGGTGCGCTTTCATTAGCAACAGCAGGTGAGTTAGATTTAGCTTCAGCGGCAGAAATCGCGGCTACAGTTTTAAACGCATTTAAGGATGATAATTTAAGCGTGGCGGATGCGGCAAACATTCTAGCTGGTGCGGCAAATGCTTCTGCCACAGGTGTAGAAGAAATGAAATTGTCTTTACAACAAGTTTCTGCTGTTGCCAGTGGTGTTGGTCTCTCGTTTGACGATACATCAACAATGTTAGCAGTATTTGCACAAAATGGTTTAAAAGGTTCCGATGCAGGTACCTCTCTCAAAACAATGCTACAAAGATTGCATCCTACGACCAAAGCGGCATGGCAACAATTTGATGCTCTCGGTTTAAGCATTGTGGACAATGAAACTGCCATGAAAGTATTACAAGAAAATGGTGTAAAACCGCTTTCTAATGACACGGATAAATTAATGGGACAAATTCAAGATTTAGCTAAAAGTTTAGCAGGTCCAAAAGCAAGCGCTTCTAAAGTTAACAAGGAATTTGAAGAATTAACAGTTGCTACTGGAGCGGTTCACTCCGCGTTTTACGATACAAACGGGGAATTGAAATCAGCAGAAGAAATATCTGGTTTATTGCAAAGTAGCCTAAAAGACTTAAATTCTGAACAGCGTAGTGCGGCGCTAGGTGCTATGTTTGGCTCCGATGCAGTTCGTGCTGGGAATATTGCTTATCGTGAAGGCGCAGAAGGAATAAAAAAAATGCGCACTGAAATGGGTAAAGTAACTGCAGACGATGTAGCTAAAATGAAAATGGATAATCTAAAAGGTACTATTGAAGAAATTTCTGGTGCAATTGAAACCTTTGCAATAAGCATAGGAACATCATTGACACCGGTATTACGTAGTCTAGGAAAGTATATTCAACAAGCAGCTGATTGGTTTAATGGATTGAATGATAGTACTAAAACGGTTATCTCCACAGCAGGTGTAGTTGCGGTAGCGATTCCGGTGGCTGGACTAGCATTTGGATTTATTGCAAAAGGAGCGGCAGCTGCTATCTCACCTGTAAAGAAACTAACAGCCGCGTTAGCAGAAAACTCGGTCGCTGCCGGAACTAATGCTGCGACTACGCAACTTGCTGGAAATGCTTTGCCAGTCGGTGGAGGAAAAGGTTTCTTAGGTAAAGCTGGCTCATTTTTTAAAGGAAGCAAAGGAGCAAAAGCATTATCTACAGCTGATATGGCAGGCGATATTGCGAGTTATAGCAAATTCGGAAAAATTGGGGCTGGTTTGAAAGGCGTTGGAAAGGCATTACCTGGTCTAGGAATTGCATTATCTGCAACACAACTTATTGGTATTAATAAGAAAAATGCTGGCGATAAAGCTGGTAGCGCTGGTGGGAGCTTAGCTGGCGGGGCAGCAGGAGCCGCTATAGGAACAGCAATTGCTCCAGGAATTGGAACAGCTGTAGGTGCGGCAATTGGAGGTATTGCTGGTACTAAATTTGGGCAGGCGTTTGGTAAAAAAATACAGAAGGAAATACCTGAATATAAAGCTAAATTCGATTTAATTTGGGAGGAACTTTCATTCTCAGCAAAAGAACATCCTATTTTATTGAATCCGGTTAATCAAATTAACGATCAAATTAAAATGGCGAAAGCAGGATATGCGGCTATAAAAGATGTATTTGCTAATCCTTTGAAAACGGATATTTCCGGAAAAGGTATTAGTAAAGATACAGCAAAAAATGTAAATTCTTATAAAACTATGTCTCAAAACGCAATCTCTGAATTGAAGTATTTAGAAATGTCTGGGGATGTAATCACTAAATCAACATCTGCTAAAATTAGCAAAAATTATAATGGGATGGTTGCGCTAGTCGAGAAATCCTTTGAGAAGACTAAGAAAAGTACTGATAAGAATTTAAATACTTTGTCAAAGAATAGCATGTTATCAGAAGCAGACATAAAAGCGGTTAAAGAGAAGCAAGCAAAAATACAAAAATTGTCATTAGATGAAGTGAAGAAAAACAACGAACAAATTCAAAAGCTAAATGAAGATATGGCTACTAAAAATGCTGATATTACAAAGAAAGAGAAAGCAGACATAAAAGCAATTAACGCAAAAGCTGCAAAGGAAGGTAGAGTTTTAACTGCTTCGGAGGAACAGCAAATTACGAGCATCAAACGTAATGCTGCAAATCAACGTAAAACTAGTAATCAAATATATAGTAATCAAATTCAAGCAATATCTAAAAAACAAGAAACTGCTGTGGTTAGTTCTTTGAGTAAGTCTGCAAAAGAGCAAAAATTAATTTTAGGAAAACTGAAAGACAGTAGTGGAAAATTAAGTACAGAACAAGCTTCGAAAGTGGTTAGCGAATCGAAGAGAGCAAAAGATGGAGCAGTAAAAGAAGCTAACAAGAAATATAAGGATGTAGTTGCTGCAGCTGATAAAGAATACTATGTAAATGGAACTATTACTAAGAAACAACATGATGATATTGTAAAAAAAGCAAAAAGCCAAAAAAACAAATCAGTAAGTGAAGCAAAAAAAATGCATAATGGCGTTGTTGATCAAGCAAAAAAACAAGCCTCTGGTCACCTGAAACAAGTAGATTGGGAAACTGGAGAGTCTTTGTCCAAATGGGATAACTTCAAAGCAGGTTTAGCTAAAGTAATTAACTCTGTCACAGGTGGAATAAATAAAGTATTAAAATTCTTTAGTTTACCTACCATCGAGCCATGGAAACCAGCAGGTTACAACAATAACACTAAAACTTCAAAATCATCTAGCAAAAAAAGAACGTCGTATGGTAGTCAACTTGCAATGGATTATACAGGTTCTAACAATGCATCTGGACAAATCATGGCTGGTGAAGAAGGTTTTGAAATTGCCTACAATAAGCGTCAAGCTCAAGCACAAATTTTAGGTGCAAATGGCGCAGAAATTACACATGTTGCACCAGGTACTAAAATTTTGAATCATGCAGATTCGAAAAAAGTCATGCAAGGCGGACTTGGTAAAACATTGCCTGGCTTTGCGAATGGGAATTCATCCATTAATGATTTTTTAAGTGACGCATGGAATGGAACAAAAGCTGTAGCTGGGAAAGTAGTTGATTTTTCTAAAAAAGCTTTTGACTGGGCAGCGCATCCTATCAAAAATTTAAATAAACTTTTTGGTGGCTTGTCTGTTGGCGTTAAAATGGGTAACGATGGTAATTTAGGTTCTGACATGCTGAACTATTTAAAAAACAGTATCGGCGCACCTTTGGAGAAAATGCTATCTGGTTTTAAAGAAACTGCGCCAGTGGCAGGACCGGCTGGGAAAGGTGCTTCGGCGTGGTCTAGTGTTATTAAGAAAGCGGCTCTAGCCATGAAAGTGGATTTGTCCGGTAGTGAATTAAAAGGCATTATTGCACAAATTCATCGTGAATCTGGCGGGAATGAAAAAATAACTCAGTCATCTGCTGTTGTGGATGTTAATACATTATCAGGCAACCCTGCTAAAGGTTTGCTTCAATATATACCGCAGACTTTTAACGCATACAGAATGAAAGGTCATAATAATATTTTTTCTGGTTATGATCAGTTGCTGGCGTTCTTCAATAACTCATCATGGAGAAACGACCTTCCCTACGGAAAACGAGGCTGGGGACCACGAGGGCATCGTAGATTTGCTAATGGTGGTTTTGTAAAGAAAAATGAAATGATAGAAGTTGCTGAGAACAATAAGCCGGAAGTAGTCATACCGCTTACTCGGAAAAATCGAGCGATTCAATTAATCAAAAAAACAAAAGAAATCATTGGAATGAACGATGGAGGAAGTGTTGTTGTCAATAGTCCTGACAATTCTGACATGATTTTATTGCTTCAACAGCAGAATCAGATTTTGATGCAACTACTTCAAAAAAATAGTGACGTATACATGGACACAAATAAGGTCGGAAGTTTAGTGGAACCTGCAATTACAAAAATGCAGAACAATCGTATAAGTAGAAAAGACCGAGTTCAGGGGGTTAGAACGACGTGACTAAAATAGGATTTACGTACGCTGGAATTCATAGCAATGACATTCCAGCAGTTGTTAATAGTATCAAAAGAAATGCAATCAATATCACTGAGAATATCCAAGAAGTACCTGCCAAAATTCGGTGGGTACTTTTTTGGTAATTCCGTTGGTACTAGAAGCTTTGACATTAATATTACGCTTATGGGGAAATCGGAAACTGAACGAGTAGAAATAGCACACGATCTTAATAACTTAATCATCCAAACTAATAGTTTTGAAAGCGAAATAATCTTTGATGATGAACCAGAATGGATTTATTACGGTCATTTTGCCCAAATGGCAGAGTTAACGGAATTACAGACAGATAATTATACAACAACCATTACATTTATATGTAGTGATCCTCGTGGATATGGAGAACAACAAGAAATTAGTTTACCAGAAAGCCCGGCTATAATCGAGGTGGCGGGTTCACAATCAACAAGTCCAATTATTCATGCGATAGCAACCGACGATTTAACTAGTCTATCATTTGCAACAGATGATGATTATATATTTCTAGGGGCTGATATTGACCCCGATACAGGACAAACAGCTGTGAAAATGTATGAGAACGTGTTGTCCGATAGAGCAAATGACATAACTTTGTGGGATGGTATTGGGCAAAGTAATATTACTTGGGAGCTAGAAAATGGTAAGCCTGCGAAAACAAGTTCATTTAAACAAACTATAAACACCATTCGTGTAAATTCCTATGGTGAAAAAACAGAAACCGCGCCTTACAAATCATGGAGAGGTCCTGTAATGAAACGAATGTTGACGTCAGAATTAGACAATTGGAAAGTCACCGCTCGATTGGCAAATATTACTCAAAAATACCCACGCGCTAGAACAAAAATAGAATTGTATTTGTTAGACAAAGACAGCAAACGCATGGGTAAATTTATGATTAAAGATTCCCAAAATGGGAGAGCTATGAATTTGGGACTAGAGATTGGGAGAACAACGAAAGATAGATATCTTTTTGCTGCAACTGAGGGGAAAGTAGTTAAGAAAAAGAATACGAAAGTGGTTTATTCAAAAAAAGTACAACAAACAGTGAAGTATACAGAAAAAGGTAAAACAAAGACTAAGCAAGTTTGGAAAACAATAAACACAACGTATGAAGTCGGAAATAACTATAATGAATTTTCAGATGCGTACTTTAACCTATCTATTGAAAAGCGTGGACAGTTGTTTATTGCGGAAATAGTTAAATTGAATGATAAAGGCAGTCAAGCTTGGAAACGAACCTACAAATGGAAAGACTCAAATAACAAATTTGCTACTAAGTTAGCAGGCATCGGAATTTACATGGCCAAAATGGATATTCCAGAAGATTTTAATAATCAAACTTACAAAGACAATGATGTTGTTTTTTGCGACTTGGTTGTACAAAAAGTTAATCCAGAAGCAGATGTTAAAAATAATCCAGAGGTTATTATCCATAAAGGTGATGAGATTATGATTGATTGTGAAGCTGGGGTCATAATGAAAAACGGTTCAGTGTTCATGGAAAATTTAGCAATTGGAAGTTCATTTCCTTCGTTTTTTGGTGGCTATCAAACTCCAGTGGCTTTCAGCGAAGGAGCGGAGTGGTCCATAGAATACAGACCGACGACATATTAGGAGAGGTATAGAATGTTAACAATTCTAAATAGACAAAGAACAACTGTAGGCGTGTTATCTAATGACATGCCTTTTTCGTGTCCTTTTTGGGATGATGAGAGAAATGAGAAGCTTGAAAACTTTGATGACACATACACTGTTACCATCCCCGCAGAACATGAAATGGCTGAACATATTCACGAAGGTAATTATATTTTGTTTGAAGACGAACAAGCTAAGTTACGATTATTTCGTATTTATGAATCTGAAAACGGGTTAAATATGCAAGGACGATATATCAAAGCAACAGCAGAAAATGCATTTATTTATGATTTGAATGCAACTATTATTTCCAATAAATTACTGACTGATATAAGAGCTGACATGGCGCTTGAATATATTTTACAACAGACAGGATGGTCAATTGGTAAGAGAGAATTTGTTGGACAAATACGCACTATTGAATTTGCAGACAATATAACGGCTCAAGCTGGATTACAACAAGTTATTGCAGAATATAAAGCAGAAATTGATGCTTACGTAGAAAGCTTTGGTGGTCAAATCATTAATTATAAATTTGATTTAGTTGACGAACGAGGCAACAATACTGCGAAACGATTTGAGTACGCAAGAGACATTCAAGGTCTTAAACGAATTACAACTGATAAAACGATGTACACTGCTCTTATCCCGCTTGGTAAAGATGGTTTGACAATTAAATCAGTTAATAATGGTTTAAATTACATTTATGATGATGAAGCGAACTGGCTGTATAACGATGGCAGAGAATATTTAAAAGGTGTCATAACAAAAGATACAATAACAAACGCGCAAGCTTTAAAAGATTGGGCGCTACTAGAGCTTGAAAAAGTTAATCATCCTTTATCCACATATGAGGTAGACGTGATATTACTAGCAGAGATGTTAGGCTATGAGCCACACCAAGTCACACTTGGAGACACAGTGAGAGTAGTCGATTTGGATATGGATATAACTTTATCTGCAAGAATCATAGAAAAGACAACTTCTTTTAGTGATCCGTCTAAAAACAAGGTTGTACTTGGTGATTATATCGAATTGGAAAACGTCACACCGCTGGCTATTTGGGAACTTCAAGCGCAAATTGAAGAAGCTAAAAAACAAATAGAAGAAACGAAGACGTGGAAAGTAGAATTATTTAGCACGAGTGGTTCTACTTTTAAAAACAATGCTGGCACTACACAACTTATTGCAAGAGTTTACGATGGGAAAACAAACATAACGAATGGTATTGAGCGTGGTGATTTTATTTGGGAGAAGATAAACAATGACGGTACACACGACTTGGTTTGGGAAGACGCACAGATAGGCGTAGGTAATGTTGTTAATATCTCTGGAGAAGACGTTTTTATCAATGCCACTATTAGATGTTCGGTCAATCAAGGAAGTGAAGCTAGTATATTAATGATTAATGAAGAAGAAAGTTATATGTATGCTGAACTTCCACGCGAATTCCCTGCTGGGATAGAAGTAAATTTATCGGTTATGCAATGTGCGCAAATAGACGTGGAAAATGGTTATATATACTGGTCGCAAGAATATTATGGAAGTAAAAAAAGTAAAGTCGGTGGACAACAATCATACAATATTTATAGAACTACGCTTGATGGTACTTTCGTCGATATGATGTGGATTCTCGGCGGAGGACATGGGACTATGTTTGGCGTGGACACTTCGTCTGGTGAGGCGCACATCTGGTCTTATTATGTAACACCATTGCCCCAAGCAGAGAAGGCGATAGCAATGTTTAAATATGTCCCTTTGAAAGAACAGTTTTACGATGAGTCGATGGCATTTAAACTTGAAGCGCCTGACGGTTTCCGAGTAACATACGATAAAACAAGCGACTATGTAGTTATGAGTCCAGGCGTCTCCAATTTAAGTATTAATGTTTTTAAAAAGTCTGATTTATTTGCCGGCAGAATAGCTCCTTTATATACATTTAGGACAAAAGACTGTGGATTTACAACTACTTTATATACGTTGCAAGGAATGCATGTAATGTTTCCATATGCGTATTTGTCAGCCGGAGGGAGTTTTACAGGCACTGATAAAAATCAAGTTTGGTGTTGGGATATGATTAATAATAGTTTAGTTTATCATCATGTTTTTCAAAAAAAATACTATCCTGCACAAGGTTCAACTAACGAATGCGAAGGAGCGTATCCATTTCTTGATGCAAGTGGCAAGCGAATGATGCAGCTAAATTTAGGGCAAGGAGAGGCGGGCAAACGATACAATCGTATTTATGCTATGCCAGAAGAAAGGATGTTGGATAATGACAATTAGAGCAGCAGCGGAAATAACATTAACAGATATTAATGATGCAATAGTCGCTGGTGAAGCACCGTTAAACCCAACCACCGATTTACTGTGGATGGATAGTAGTGTGACACCAAATGTTTTGCGAAGGTGGGATGGAGAAAAATGGGTGAGTCAAACATTAGATATTAAGGAAGCAGATCCAGAAATTAACGGAAAAATAGAAGAGGCGATTACCGTTGCGAACAATGCATTGATTGAATCAGTTAGTAATCATAAACCGGTTTTTGATAAAACTCAGCCAAGCGCTCCAGTCGAAGGTGACACATGGTTTAAAATAGACGAAAACGCTAAAACAATTGTTGGTGTTTTTACTTGGAACGGGAATAGTTGGGTAGAATTACCTTTGGATTACAACGCATTGCGTGTGGGTAAACTTTCCGCTATCACTGCCGAGCTTGGTGATGTGAAGAGTGGTAGCATTACTGGTGCGGAATTTATTCATAACATAAATTACAAAGATAGCGACGATAATCTTTACACTGGAACTGTCAAAATGAATGATGACGGGTTCAATTCAACTTCATATTTGCCTACGGGGATAGGGTCGGCAGTATTAGAAAGCATCATCAGTACATTAGGCGGATACAAAGTTGCGCAGAAACTAATCGATGTTGCCGGGGAAAGTAGCCTAGGAAATTCTATTTTAACTAGTAAATCTCTGCAGTTTAATGAGAATGGAAATATTAAGCTTTCAATTGATGCAGATTCGTTTTATAAAACAAGCTGGAAAGATTTACCGCTTAACGCAGGATATTCTACAGCCGAATTTAATACACCTCAATATATGATTTTATGCATTTTTGGAATTAGAATTGTGTTTTTCCGTGGTCAAGTTCAAAAATCAACCGCATGGGCATCAGCTAACGCTTTTGCTTCTGTGCCTCTTGAGATACAGACAACAAGAACGGCGATGGCTTACGCGCCAACGAGCAAATCGACTGGTGGTCGAGTACATGCGTCTTCCGCCAATGCAATGAGTTTTATGCCTGCCGACACTAGCGTTACTTATTTTGCGTTAAATCAATTATTTTATGTTTTAGATTAAAGCCAGCAAGGCTTATTTTTTATGGAGTGACAATGAGGAGATGATGAAAATTGGTACTTGGGAGTATTTCGATAGCAGGGATGAGTGTGGGGGAGCTAATAGCTTTAATTAGTTTAATAGCGGCAATCGTAGGTTTTGTTATTAGGTGGGCATTAGTCGCGCCTTTAAGAAATATGATTGATTCTCTGGATATCACTTTAAAAAGTCTAAGAGAAGAAATGTCCGAAAGCAAGAAAGATCGTATGAGTTTACGAGAAAAGCAAAACGATCATGATAAAGAGATTGCTTTATTGAAACGGGAAGATAAAGCGATTTGGAAGTATGTTACTGAAAAAAATGAAAAGGAGGTGAAATGATGAAAATTAACTGGAAGGTACGATTGAAAAACTGGCGAACTGTTGTAGCAACACTTATTACAGTTCTTGGCGTCGCATGGACAGCGGGAGGTTTTTCTATATCTGATTTAGATAACTGGTCTGCTTTGTGGCTTTCGTTTGTAAGGTTCCTAAATAGCCCAATGGCGATTGTTACAACAGTAGTAGCTGTTATCGGGATTTTGATGGACCCAACGACTAGTAAATTCTCCGATAGTTTAAAAGTAATGAATTATTCAGAACCAAGAAAGGATGATAAGTAATGGCATTAACAGAGGCATGGTTAATCGAAAAAGCAAATCGTAAATTAAACGTTTCTGGAATGAATAAATCTGTAGCAGATAAAACCCGAAATGTAATTAAAAAAATGGCGAAAAAAGGAATCTATTTGTGTGTTGCGCAAGGTTATCGCTCGTCAGCAGAACAAAATGCACTGTACGCACAAGGCAGAACAAAACCTGGCGCAGTTGTCACAAATGCGAAAGGTGGACAATCTAATCATAATTACGGTGTAGCGGTAGACTTGTGTTTATACACAAGCGACGGAAAAAATGTTATTTGGGAGTCGACAACTTCGCGCTGGAAAACAGTTGTATCAGCTATGAAAGCAGAAGGATTTGAGTGGGGCGGAGATTGGAAGTCTTTTAAAGATTATCCGCATTTTGAATTATATGATGCTGCTGGCGGTGAAAAAGCCCCATCGACAAGTGCAAGCAAACCTGCGACTTCTACAAGCTCAAATAAGAACGTTTACTACACAGAAAATCCGCGAAAAGTTAAAACACTAGTACAGTGTGATCTATACAATTCAGTAGACTTTACTGAGAAGCATAAAACCGGTGGCACATATCCGGTAGGCACTATCTTCACGATTACAGGAATGGCTAAAACAAAAGGCGGAACACCTCGCTTGAAAACGAAATCTGGTTACTATCTCACTGCTAACACGAAGTTTGTTAAAAAGATTTAGTTTAATGCCCTCGATTATTATTTCGGGGGCTTTTTTGTTTTATATTGATGGGGATTTTTCATAACTTCGAATTATAAGTACATACGTTCCACTTCCTCAAACTTAATTAGTATAATATAATTTAAGTAAAAAAGTGGAGGAACTGGGATGAGACTTTTTGTAGATGAATCAGGAACTATAACTAAAAATAAAAATTTTAATAACAGATATTTTGTTATTGCTTTTTTAGAAACAGAGAAACCATATAATGTAATTAGACAGTTCAGAGATGCAAAATTAAAATATCTTAAAAGGTATCCATCTAGTAAGTTAGATATTACAAAAGAGATAAAAGGTTCGGAGATGCCTTTTGAAATGAAAAAATTAATATTTAATATGCTTTCAACAAAATCAGATGCTAAATTTCATTTTAAGATAGTCGATAACCACCAACTAGTCAATCATCTTTTGAATAATACATCTTTGTCTTTTAATTATTTTATTTATCTAACGGTAAATGAAATTTCTAAAATACCAATTAACCCAGCAAATAACTATTTGAAAATGCAAATAGATGATAGAAATACCGCAATTGAATCATTAAATAGCTTACAAGAATATTTAACTATTAAATTTACAATGGAACATCCAATTTTCTCTTCTGTTGAAACATCATATAAGGATTCACAAAATAAAGATTTAATTCAAGTTGTAGACTTATTCGCTAATACAGTTTTTAGAGTATGTAGAAATCACGTAACAGCACATAAACCTGATAAGAGAAATAGAGAACTTTTAAGTTTATGTAATATTGGTTGTGACCATTATTTTCCGCGACATTTTTGTGATCTAGATATTTGTTATAAATAAAATGCCTGAAATACTTGCTAACTTGTTTGATTTTTGTTATTCTTGATTAAGAAGTTAGATAATAATTCTTTGAGTGTCGCATAAATGATTAGTCAAGGCTAGTCATAGCTTGTAAGCTGCCTGTCGTGGTAGTCGCCTTAAAGTTGTCAACTTCTATTTTTTATATATGTCAGTCCCTAACTTCAACGTTAGGGCTTTTTTTATGCAAAAAAAACACGCTAAACATAAGCTTAGCGTAATTGTTATATCAATTAATTTCTATGGAAAATAAAAAATACCCCAAACGCTTTTGTTCGAGGTTGCTGTTATATTCAGATGTAAAAAAAAACGGGATGTCAAACAGCTAATAGTTGAATGAAATAATGAACGAAAATCGTTCATGTGATTATTATTACACATATTTTTATGCAACACAATACTTTTTAATGCTTGATTTTAAGAACGTTTGTTCGTATAATGTTAGCAAGAGGTGAAGAACATGTATAATTTAATGGATGATATTTTAGAGCATTCTATTGTTTTAGAGGATGCACTTAAGCGTAACTGGTCAATAGAAGTACTATTTTTAAAGAACAATCATCATATGCGATACAAGTATGTAGTTCCTGTTTATCTGGACCATGAAAGAAACATAGTTCAATTACAGCGCTTTGACGAACGAATAATTGACATTAATATAGAAGATATTGTTTTCTGCGAGGTTATGACATGAGAGAATATAGCTTTAATGATTTTAAATACATTTGCTATGTTGAAGGAAAGAAGAAAGCTGTAGAAAAAATCTTCTCTGGACTACTTGAAACAAAAAAGTTAAAAGCTTTTTATAGAAAAGTAGACAAGAAAGATATAGATTTAAAAACTATTTATCAAGAGTATTTATTTCAATGTAAAAACAAATAATATTTACAAACACATAAAACGTTTGTGGCAAAATTTGTGGCAAACACATTGTAAATTGCTATATATCAACGTATATTAATCCCTCTCAGGACGTAAATAGCTATATTAAAGAAATCTCTAAAACGTTGAAAAACCTTGATATTAAAGGTTGGATGGATGTTTTAGAGATTTTTTTATATCTTATAATATCTGTTTTATTCCGTATTTTTCATGACATTTGTGACAAAATTTGTGCTATTTCCATCCATTTTTAATGTGAAAAAAGCATCTATTTTAGTTTGATTATGTTGATGCAAATTAGAGCTTAGATTATTATAATATTTTAATGTTATTAATATCAGGTTGACCTCTCCTAAGTGTTAGACATGTTTCACCAGTCTCCATAGGAGTGTGGTAGCTGATTGCACAGTAATTATATACTTTACGTCAATATCAAAAGCAAGTCCAATTAAAATGGATTACCTTGCCCCGTAAATGACAACTTCTGAAAATAGGTAAAAGGAACAAAAGATGATGTAATTAGGGTCTAGTGCATTTGTGGTGAATTTAGGTTTTGATTATAATGAGAATCTCCGTTTAGAGGTTGTTCTTTTGAAAACGATAGAAGCAATTATAGGTATCGACTACCATATATTACTGAAAAAAGAGCTAGATTAAATAAAAAAATAATTCTAACATCATAGGAGGCAATTATGACTTTTTTAAACACCTTAAAATTAAATTTGGAAAATGAAAAAAAGAGAATGTTATCCGATGCTTTTATGAAAAAACAAGAAGGAATCATTGTAAACTATATAGTGACTTGCAGTAAGGATTCTGCTATTGGCATTAGTAAAAAGGCAATTGATATATTATTGATAATCAATGAAAATACATTTCCTGAATGGCCAAATGTAGATAGATGGCTTTCTATTTTGCCAAAATATTTTACGGATTCTTTTTCAAAATCAAAAATATTGCATAGTGAAGATTGGCTATTTGAAGAGTGGTTATACTGGTTTGAACCTGAAAATAGATTTTGGTTTTTAGGAGAATTAGATCCTGTTGATAATGAGCATTTGAAAATAAGCATAGTTGTACAAGAACACCCTTTTCCAGTAGAATCATTAGAAGTTCTACTTATGAAGCTAGGAACAAGCGAATTACATGAAATTGGTATGGAATGA